GTGCGACATGCCATGCCCGATGAGGCGCACAAGCGGACACTCGTCATGCGCGCCTGCCCAGTGGCGCAGCATCGCGCAGAGCTTGCAGCGCTCGCGCCTCTCGCCGAGGTCGCCCACGCCATCGACCGTCCACTGATGCGCTCTCGTCGCCGCCAGCGTCATCGCGCACGCTGCCTCTCCGCGTGCGCCGCGACGCGGGCGCTAATGCGCTCCAGCTTCTGCTGTCTAGCGCATGTCGGTCCGCAGAAATGCGTGACATTCATCGCGACCGGCCTGCGGAACAGCCACCCGCATCTACGACACGGACGCAATTCCTCGTGGCGATACGGCCCGCTCCACCTCAGCGCGCCGTCTGTGACCTCGCGCGTCTCTCGCGGCTCGTGCACGCGGTAGCGCCCGCCCGACATCCACGGGCACGCGTCGCGAGCGCCCAGCCAGTGGCGACGCATGCCGCACCTCGAGCAGCTGACCAGACGCTCGCCAACCTCGCTCATGCCGCCCGCTACCCAGCGATGCTCGGTCATCGACGCCCCCGACGCTCGTTGTAGAGTTCCGATTCAGCCACGCTGTCAAGCTCTTTGAGGCTGCCGCCAGCGCCGCGCGCGAACGCAAATGTGACACCGTTACCGCCCGCTTTGCCTTTGACGATGCGCCCGTGCACCGTCGCCGCGTCCTGCTCTTCTTTGCGCCACAGCACGATGACCAGCTCGGCGAGGTGCGCGAGGTCGCGCGAGTCGCGCAGGTCGTGCTTGCCGGGCTCTCGGCCCTCGCCGCGCTCGACGGTCAGCTGCGACGCGAGCCAGACCGGAATACCCAACCTCGAGGCGGCAGCCTTGATGCGGGCCGCGATGGTGCGCACCTCGAGCCGCGTGTTCTCGGTCTTCGTGCTGCACGTGATGGCCTGCGCGTAATCCACGAACACGACGTCGCAGTGCATGACGCGCACGAGCCGCGCCATCTCGCGCACGACATCGGACTCAGTCGCGCCGGGGATGCAGCTCGTGATGAATCCGGTTTTGGGTCCCGCCGCGCGGGTCGTCTGCACTGCGCCTGCGAGTCTCTCGTGTTCTTCCCAGTTGAGATTTCGGGCGCGAATCGCGTTGCCGCTCACGCGTGAAAATCGCGATAGCAACCGGTCTTCGATGAGGTGCCGCGGGTCTTCGATGCTGATGTAGCCGAGCAGCAGCCCGCGAGCGCCGAGCTTCTCGCCCATCGTCAGCGCGAGCGACGACTTGCCGACGTTGGTGTCCGCGCCGACGATCGCGAGGTCACCCGGCCCAAGGCCCGATATCGCGTTGTCGACGGCAGCAATGCCCGTGGGAACGAGCCCGCCCTCCTGCTGCTGAGTCGCGCGGAAGTACGCGCGCTCGACGGCCTCCGCGAGACTGAAGCTCTCGACGGTCAGCGCCGCGTCGTCCTCGAGGGCAGCAGCGCAATGCACGGCAGCCCCGGCCGCGTTCTCGGTGCGCACGGCCGCGAGCGCGTCGAGTAGGTGCCGCTCCTTGCGCCTCAACCCCGCCAGCGCGAGCACGCGCCCGTGGACGACCGCGACGTCGACCAGCAGCGCGCCGCCCGTTGCCAGGGCGTAGACGGCGTCAGGGCCACCCACCGCGTCGAGCTGCTGACGCTGGCGCAGATGGGAGACGACCGTGGCTTCGGTGACGCGCAGCGACGCGTCGAGCAGCGCCCGGATAGCACCGGCGACGGCCTCGTGCGTCGGCGTCGTCCACGCATGCACCGGCACCGCGTAGGCGTCGGCGATGCGCGAGTCGGCCATCATGGCGGCGAGCAGCGCGCGCTCGGCGCTCACGTCGCAGAGCGGCTCAGCCCTCGAGGTCACGGTACGGCTCCTTTGGCTTCGGCGGCGGTGGAAGGGCACCGGCCCAGTCTTCTAACCAGACGATGGTGTGGAGCGGTAGGGATTCTCCACTCGGTGCCGCGTACGTCGCTGACAGCAATTTCAAGGTCACGCTCGTTGAAGGGCTCCGCGTCGGGCTCCGGAAAGCGAAGCGACTCATCCACCAAAACAGGTGCTACCGGGGATGGGTTGGGTATGGGTTCTCTGTCGGGTAGGAAGGGGAGGGGTGGGAGCGCGCGCGCGCTCGCGCACGCGAGAGCCGGACTCCGCTCGGACTCCTCACGGACGCCGACAGGATGCTGCGCGGACGGCGGCGGCAGTCCGGCGGTTGTCCGCTCGGCGTCCGGCCGGACGCCTGCCGGACGCTTGCCGGACGACTGCGCACGCGCCGCCTTCTTTCGCTCGGCTTCGGCTGTGCGCTGCGCCAGAATATCCTCCCTGCTGCGCTGGTGCTGGAGGTAGTCGTGAATGCGCCAGCCGCCGTCGCAGGGGTCAAACAGCTTGGCCATGACAAGCCGTTCCGCGAGCTGCTTGAGCTTGCCCCCCCAAGGCCAGACGTCCTCAAGGCAGTCTTCCGCGATGAAGCCGTCTTTGAGCAACTTGTTTGAGTAGACGATGGAAGCGACGTAGAAGCCCCACGCCTCCAAGCCCGCCTTGCGCGCTTTTGGATGATAGGACGCGCCGTCGTCAATGCTGGTCCAAGGCATCAGCGCACCTCGCTTGCGGCGCGCAATCTAGCTGGACGGACGACTGCGGTCAGTGTACAAACTGCCATCGGGAAACCTCCATTTTCTCGGTCAAGGGCTCGGGTGTTTGCGCACCGCGAGCCCATTTTTTTGGTTGACATTGCGAGGTTACGTTACGCGCTGCGCCGCGTCAACCATCGAGATGCAACGCCGAGCGGTCCAGGCTCGCGGGCAAGCTCGACGAGGTCGGCGGGCGCAATGCGCTCAAGCTCAGCGCGCAGGCGTCGCAGCGTTGGGCGCGGCGCGTCAAGCGCGGCCTGATACTCGGCGTCACGCGCGGCAAGCGCTGCGCGGCACTCGTCGCTGGCGCGACGTAGGTCGGCCTGCACCTCGTCGATGTGGCGCGTGCGGTCGCTGACATCGACGGCGACAAGCGCGCGCCACGCCTCGATCACGCGCGCATCCTCGGGCAGCCCCCACCACGGCGGCAGCACGTCGCGCCGCTCGATGGCGGCGAGGTCGGCTGCTATCAGCGCGGAGAGGCGCGCGCGGCGCACGTCGTCGATCACGTACGACCTGCTTTGCCGTCGAGCTTGACGGTGTGGGCCATCGTCAGATCGCGCCACATTTTAGGTCGTTGCATAATCGCAGACGTAAGCATCGGCCGTCCTTTCTTCCATGCCGGCTCCGCGTATCCAGCCCACGGATACCGGCGTGCGAGCGATTTGTCTTTGAGCGCGAGAACCTCCCCGCGTAACGCGTCAGGAGCCAGAAGAAACACCCATCGCGCTTTGACCTCCTGACGCTTTCCGCCGCGCACGCCTGCACCAGTCGGCGGTGGACGAAGCTCGTGCCACGTCGGAGCCCATATCCAGTTACACGCTCGGTAGAGAGCGCCCGTATGTCCGACGCTCGGATCAGAGTAGCTGACGACCGTTGTCACATCGGCGAACGTCTCGCGCACCCATGGGATGCACGCGGCCCACTGCTGCGACCCGGCGCGATCGGCAAGGCACCACCGGGAGAGTTCGATCCACTCGCGCGGCAGGCGACGGCTT